ATGGTGCAAAATTTAAATATAGTAAATTTTTAAATATAATCGATAGAAGTGATGCCTCTGTTACTTCAAATATAACTACAGTTCAAATGAGAAGAGATTTGAGAGTAGTTCTAAACGCATTTACCGAATATCAAATTGATTTTGGTAATGAATTTCATATCAAAAACGATATGTTCAATATTAAATCGACTGGATTTAGGATTGATAGATCAAATCAAATTGATAGATTAAATCAAACTTTGTATCTTGGTGATGACAAAGGCAGTATTTTTCTTTTTACTGTTCCAAATGCATCTTCAAAAAGTTACACGACCGTAAAAGAAAATGTGGGGTCAATTGACTATAAAAATGGACTAATAACTTTAAATCCTATTAATATTGTATCTGCAAAGGATAAAGACGGACAAGCAATTATTGAAATATCTGCAATACCAAAGTCAAATGATGTTATCGGAAAAAGAGATTTGTATTTGCAACTAGATATAAGTAAGAGTAATTTTGAAATGATAGAAGATCAAATTTCTTCAGGATTAAATTTCTCAGCATCTACTTATACCTCACCTTCAAGTTATAACGACGGGAACCTAATAAGATTATAATAAAATGACAGAAAAAAGAGTTCAATTCAATAATATTGTTAAGAATCAACTTCCTCAGTATGTAAGAGAGGAATTTCCTCTTATTTCAGAGTTTCTATCTCAGTACTACCTCTCTCAAGAATATCAAGGTGGTTCAGTTGATTTAATTCAAAATATTGATAGTTATACAAAACTAGAGCAAACAACAAATCTAAACAAATCTGTCATTTTAGTATCAGCAATATCTTTTGATAACGAAACCATTAATATTAATTTAGATAATTCTCCAAAAGGAACTTCCGGATTCCCAGATTCTTATGGGTTATTAAAAATAGGTGATGAAATTATCACTTATACTGGAAAAACTTTCTCCTCTTTTACTGGATGTATTAGGGGTTTTTCTGGTGTTTCTTCATATCAAAAAATTGGTAATCCTGAAGAATTGGTTTTTGAGTCAACTCTTGCTCAAGAGCACTCTGCAGGTAGTGTAATTGAAAATCTAAGTGTTTTATTTTTAAATGAATTTTTGAAAAAAACAAAGAGGCAATTTTTACCTGGATTTGAAGATAGAGGTCTTGCTGTTAGAAAAATTCCTAGAGTTGCTGGTGGTCCAACAAACGATTTTCCATTAGATCAAAATATATTCATAAAACAATCGAAAGATTTTTATTCATCAAAAGGAACAGATCAGTCCTTTAAAATTCTTTTTTCTGCTCTTTATGGAGAAAATGTAGAAGTAATAAAACCAAGAGAATTTCTTTTTAGACCATCGGATGCTGGTTATAAAATAACCAATGACTTAGTTGTAGAAAGTATATCGGGAAATCCTTTTGAGTTAAGAAATTTAACCTTAAAACAAGATACTTATGCCAATATTAATGCGGCTTATGCACCAATAACAAAAGTTGAAAAAGTAAGCGTAGGTGTTAATACAAATTCATACTATCAAATTAGTTTAGATTCTGGATATGATAGAGACATTAGAGTAAACGGTGCAATCTACGGCAAATTCTCAGTTCATCCAAAAACAAAAACAATTGGTCAGATTGCTATCGGGCAAACTTATATTGATGTTGACTCAACAATAGGATTTCCGCAAAGCGGAGAACTTTTTGTACAGTATCCAAGTGGAAACTCTGGAATTATTAGTTATAACTCTAAATCATTTACTCAATTCTTTCAATGCTCTAATAACACAGAAACAATACCAGATAATACTTCAATTGATATTAATACTTTTGCATACTCTTTTGCTGGAATTGGATCAACAAATCAAATTAAAGTTAAGATCCGTTCAGTCTTAAACTCTTTAAACATCAAGAATTTAGGATATTATCATACTCCAGGAGATACAGTTAAAATAAAAACCCTTGGAGTTTCACCAAAAGATAAAATATCTAACAATTGGTATTTTAACACATCAACAACATTTAATGTAAAAAGTATACAATTTAGATTGCCAAAGAATTATAGAATTACTTTATTTGATCAGCATACATTTAGAGTTAATGATAAAATAACACTTTTTGGTTCTGATAATTCTTCATATTCTTTTGTGGTTGTGAATGTTTTAAGTGATAGAATTATTGATTGTGAAGGATCTATACTTCCCAATTTGAATTTAAATTTCACTATTAAAAGAAACAGATTAAAAACTTCATCTACACAATATCTCATTAACAATTTTGATGCTAATGTTCAAAATACTTATAAGTATAATGATAAAACTTTAGTGTCTTCTTCGTCATTACCATATTACTCAAAACTAATAGATCCTCAAATTCTATCATACACTTTATCATACCCTTCAAATAATCCAGTTGGTGTTGGAAGCACTTTCAAAATAACATCAAATATTGATCATGGATTGTACACTGGTGATGCGGTTTATTATACTCCACAAAAAAATGGAGAAACTGTTATAAGTTCCTTATTTGATGAAGGAATATATTATGTAAAAAGAATAGATCAAAATATTGTAAAATTTGCTAGAAGTAGATCTGACATTTTTAATGATAAATTTATCACTTTAGATTCTCCAAAATCTTCAACAAATAATAAACTAGAACTTTTGAGATTTAAAGGAAAAACTCTTACACATCAAAAACTTTTAAGAGAAATTTCTAATCCAGTGAATGATGGTAAAGTTCATCCAACTTTACCCGGACAAACGGGGATACTGATTAATGGTGTTGAAATACTAAACTACAAATCAAAAGACTCTGTTTATTATGGCAACATTGAAAGTATTGAAGTTGTTGGTGGTGGAAAAGAATATGATATTATTAATCCACCTCAATTGATAATAAGAGACAAAGTAGGCACAGGTGCTACCGGATATTGTTCAATAAAGGGTTCTTTAAAGGAAATAAGAATTTCTAATCCAGGATTTGATTATTTGGAAACTCCAAATGTTATCATATCTGGAGGAAATGGATTAAACGCGACAGCAGAAGCAATTTTAATAGACACTATTCACGAAGTTCCTTTTGGTTCAGAAGAAAAATATGGAATCGTAAATACAACAAATAATACTCTGGGTTTTACTACTTACCATAAATTCAGAAATAATGAATTAATAATATATAAAACTTTTTCTCAAGATGGTATTTCTGGATTAACAACAGATTCAAAATATTATGTTTCTGTTCAAAACTCAACTACAGTAAAACTTCATAAAACTTATGAGGATTCTGTATTGGGAATCAATACAATTTCTTTAAGTGGATATGGCAAAGGAAATCATTCTTTAGAAGCATTTAATAAAAAGAAATTAGTAAGTTCTATTGTAGTAATAGATATTGGAAGTGGATATGAAAATAAAAAGAGAACTTGTTCTCCTGCTGGTATCAATACATCTTTAAATACTATCACTATAAAGGGACATGATTTTAAATCTGGAGAAATAGTAACATATAATGTAGATGGATCTCTCGCTAGTGGACTTTCAACTACTTCAAAATATTATATTACTACATTAAATCATGATACTTTTAAATTATCAAATGTTGGTTTAACAACAGATAACCCAGACTTTTTCTATACAACAAAACAATATGTCAATCTTGATAGTGTTGGTGTAGGAACTCATACATTCAACTATCCAGATATAACAGTAAATGTAGTAGGAAACATTGGAATTGCTTCAATTTCTAACGAAGAATTTAAGTGTGAAGTTCAACCTGTTTTCCAAGGAGAAATTACTTCTGTTCACTTGATTAACGGTGGTGTAGGATATGGATCTTCAGATATTATAAATTTCCATAGAGAACCTGACATTGAAATTTATAGTGGATCTGGAGCGGTTTTATATCCTATAGTAGTTGATGGAAAAATATCTGAAGTTTTAGTTAATGACGGGGGAAACTCATATACTTCTCCACCAAAACTAACGGTTGATGGTGATGGTATAGGCGCCTCTTTAACTGCAGTTCTTACGAATGGAAAAGTAACATCTGTAAAAGTTATTAATTCTGGAAAAGGTTACTCTCAAAATTTAACAACAATCCAAGTAATTTCTCCTGGTTCTGGGGTGAAATTTGAAACAAAATTAAAAACCTGGACTGTTAATTTATTTAAAAAATATTTTAATATTTTAAATGAAGATGACGGAATTTTAGTAGAGGCACTCAATAAAGATTATGGTCTTCAATATTGCCACTTATATGCTCCAAGGGAAATAAGAAAAACATCTTATTCGACAGATTTGTCAGGCAATTCGTTATATCTTGAACCAGATCTTAAGGTCAATCCAGTTAGTAACACTGAAATTATTTCTACATCTATAAATCAAAATCATTCACCTATAATTGGATGGGCTTTCGATGGAAATCCAATTTATGGTCCATATGGATATGCCACCAAAAATGGTGGTGCTGCAGTTAAAATGAAATCCGGATACAAAGAATCTTTGAAATCAAATAGACCATCTTTTCCTCCAGAGTTTTTCATTGAAGATTTTGATTTTTCTCCATCAGATGATGAAACTGTTTTAGATGAAAATAATGGAAGATTCTGCAAAACACCAGATTTTCCAAATGGAATATATGCATATTTTGCAACATTCGAAGATAGTTTGGATGAGGGAGGAGTTTTTAGTGGTTACAGAAGACCAAAGTTTCCATATTTAATTGGAAAAAATTATCATTCATTGCCAAACAAATTTAATTTTAATCCAGCATCTAATCAAGATAAGTATAATTTAAATACAAATAGTTGGTTAAGAAATTCCACTTCTTACAATTTTAATGAAAAAAACAGTCATTATGACTACCTGATTTTCCCCAATAAATTTAAGGAACAATTATCACAAGTAAAAACAACTTCTTTAGGATCTGTTGAAAATATTGGGATTCTTACCGGAGGATTAAATTATAAAGTTAATGACAAGATACTATTGGATCTGTCAAATACGAAAGGGCAAGGATTTTCTGCAAAGGTATCAAGAGTATCTGGAAAAGAAGTAAGTTCGGTTAGTCTTTCTTCTACTACTATTAATAATGTAGAATTTTATCCACTAAACGGTGATGGAAGTTTTATTGGATTTTCTTCTTCACCTCATGGATTAAGTGATTTTGATTTAATCCGGGTTTCTGGATTGAGCACAACATCATCTTTTATTGAAGGATCTTATAGAATAGGAATAACCACAAATAAACTTTTAGTTACTGGGGTAGGAACTACTTCTCTAGGAATTTCTTCAACTGGAGTTACTGGAATTGTGACGTATATTCCAGTAACTGGAAATCTATTTTATCCAAATATCAGAGAAAATGATATTCTTCAAATTGAAAATGAAAAAGTAAAAGTATTAAATATCGATCAAATTTCTTCTAGAATTAGAGTTTTACGACAAGTTGAAGGCACACTTGGAACTGCTCATACAGCAACTACACCCATATTTGAGTTATCTAGAAAATTTAATATTAATTCTAGATATAGTACAACTTTTTCAAATCTAAGAAATAAAGAAATTTACTTTAATCCAGTAGAGTCAATTGGACTTGGAACTATTTCTGGGGTTGGTATTGGTTCAACAATTATTTTCTCAAATCCCGGAGCTGGTATTACTCAAACTTTTATACCCACCAAAACAATTTATCTTCCAGATCATAGACTAGAGACTGGAGATAGTATAGTTTATAATTCAAATGGCGGAACAACTATAGCAATTTCAACCAATGGAATTAGCACATCCAGTGTTTCTAATGGAACAACATTTTTTGTCGCAAAACTCACTCAAGATTTAATTGGGATATCAACAGTAAAAGTTGGTTTGGGAACTACTGGTGCATTTGTAGGTATAGCTTCAACAACATCAAATCAAAGCACGGTTTATTTTACTGGAATTGGAACCGAAGTTTATCATAGTTTTAAAGCAAATTATTCAAATGTTTTAACTGGTAGAGTCGATAAAAATCTTGCTATTGTATCTACAGCGGAGACTCATGGATTAACAACTGGTGATGATATTATCATATCAGTAAACCCATCCATAGCAAAAACTTTTAGTGTAAAATATAATGAATATAACAGAAGAATAACTATCAATTCAAAAACATTTACTTCTGCGGGTGTTAATATTGAAACAAATTCAATTACAATTATTAATCACGAATTATACAATGGTCAAGTTGTAATTCATACTGCAACTTCGCCATCTGGTGGATTGATTGATGGTGGAATTTATTATGTCTATGTTGTTGATGAAGATACAATAAAACTAACGGAAACTTTATATAATTCAATATCCACAAAACCTTCAGTCATTAATATTACTAGTTCTTCTAGTGGAACTTTGTCCTTGGTTAATCCACCAATAGAAGTTTATAAGAATTCAGCAATACATTTTGATCTTTCAGATACTTCTTTGTCTCATCTTCAGGGTGCATTTCCAGTAGCATCCTTTGATTTTAATATTTTTACAGATAAAAACTTCTCAGAAAAGTATGAAAAAATAGAAAATGATAATTTAGTTTTGAATAAAGTTGGAACAGTCGGAGTTTCCACAAATGCAAAAGTAATTGTAAATGTTACTGAAAATATTCCACAATTACTATTTTACAATTTGAGTCCAACAAATTTAATATCTATTCCAAACAATAAAAAAGAGATAATTGTTGATAGTGATGTTTATCAAAACAATACTATTTTTATCAAAAACAGTTTATATTCAGGATCTTATGAAGTAACAGTTTCTACTGGTTCTACATTCACTTACAATCTTCTAGAGTATCCAGAATCAAGTAGTTATATTGCTGACAATTCTTCTATTAATTATGACACTGCTTCTATTACAGCACTTGGTCCGATTAAAAAAATTGATATTATCGATAAAGGATTTGGGTTTGATGCTCTTCCTGGAATATCTACTGTTGCAACTAAAACAGGAACAAATGCGGTTTTAGAGGCAAAAAGTTTATCGATAGGATTGATTAAAAAATTTAAGATTAATAATATTGGTTTTGATTATTCTGCAGACTCCACTGTTAGACCAACAGCAAAAATATCTCAAATTTTAAAGGTAGAACCTTTATCATCTTTTGATTTTGTGGGAGTTACTTTTGCGGGAATTGGATATGTAACTCCTCCAAAATTAATTGTT